CAACTCCTCCGAAGAATCACTGAGATTAAGTATTTTGGCCCACCTATTGAACCCATTATTATTGCTAACTAACTCATATTATATTATGTCTCATTTTGTCGCCGGCGCTGCCCTAGGTCGCTGGGCGTCCTGGTATCTACCTTGGTCTGATGAAAACCGTGAGGCTTATCGTAAGGTTAATCAACAGGTTCTTGATCATGATTTTTCTCGCTCGTTTCGTAAAGGCGATGAAGCCTTTGTTCTCGGTATGAGGAGTCGCTCTGGCGGCGCTAATTTGGATGCCGAGGCCGCCGCTTTAAGACATCGCCATGGCAACACAATTAATTCAAAGATGGGTACCAATCTACGTGGTCATTTTGAGCAAGAGGATCCGAAGCCTAAGAAGGCTAGATCTTCGTCTGGTAATTGTTCCAGACATTCTACCGCTCAGCTCACTGCACTTGTTAAGCATGTCCACACTAATGTTGAGGGCGGTACTGCCGCACGTGCCGCTGGCGCATCGTATCGTTTGCATCCTGGCAAATACGTTAAGTGTGATCCCATCTTAAAGGATTTTTTTTTTCCTTTGCTTACATCCAAACTTAATTTTGGGTTTTCATCTGTTACTGGTTTAGGTAATAATTCTTGGAATGATGCTAGTGGCAACACTGTTGAGGAGAAGGGTGCCCGCGGTTTGTTCCGTGGTGTTTCTTTTTTTAAATTGCGATTTACTAATCCTCTTATTGACCGTACCAATGTTAATGCATTGAATGACACGCCTATTAAGGTTGCTGGGAGTACCGGCGTGGATAGCTCCGGTCTTAATGGCGATATTATGTCTACGTATCGTCGGTATAATTCTGCTCCTGTCCAGTACAAAGCTGGTTCTACTGGCCCAGCTGCTGGTACTGGCCCTTTTCCTTCTTCTGGAGCATCTGTTATTCAGACTGAATGTCAGACTTTTACTGAGGGAGTTGTCCCGTTCCTTGCTCCTGGTACATCTCAGGCCTCTGATGATTCCTCTGTTCGTCTCCTAGGCGTCGGCATGAATTTGGCCCATCTTGAGACTAATGCTTATATGTCTAGCAATTTTCGTCAGAGTATTGAGAATACTGCTCTTGTTCCCCCGGCCCAACCGACTATTCCCATTGGTACTAGTAATTCTAGTGTTGAGCCTAATTGGAATGGTGTTATTCCTCTTGCGTCCTCGACTGAGACCGGTTGCGTAGTTAGGGGTACCCCTTCTGATCCTCACTATCACCTTAACCAGAAGGATGCTGTTATGCGCATTGCTGATGGTCAAGTATCTTTGGATATTACTAACACCTGTCGCTCTATGGAGCGTATTGAGATTGTTATTCATGCTATGAAGAAGACTAGCAACGACACCAATATCCCTGAGTTGTATGAGGCTATTTACGAAGGTGTTGATTATGCTCAGCGTTCGCAAACCCCTATAGGTGGAGCCAACGACACTACTAATGCTGGTTCTAATAAGCCCGGTGGCTGGCAAGCTTTTTATGACCCTGAATATCCTTTATTGAAGACTACGTCTAGGCATGGCAAGAAGGTCAATGATATTGCTAAGGAGGTTCATCGTAGTATTCATGTTTTATCCCCTGGTCAATCTAAGAATGTTAAGATTGCGTTAGGTAGTTTGTATTACTCATTAGGGAATAAGTCAGAGACTCCTATTAATGATGATGATGGGTTTATTCAGGCGAAGGAGGATAATGTTGGATCTCTTGCTGTTTGTATTGGTCATACTGGTTTTCAGGCTCTCGAAACTATGGCTACAACAAACTCCACACTTGCTTCTGCCTATGGGTCCAGCTCTAATAATCCCGATTCTGTTGGGTTTTCTAATGATCTTAAGGGGGGTGGTTTTTGGGCTGGTCGTTCCTTCGCTCCGTCTAGTGTTCTTGTCGGCGGTACTTACGTTGAGAAGTATTATCCTTTGTACTTTAATAGTACTCAGCGTCTGTTTGGCAATTTCGGAGTTTACACCCCTTCATTCTTTTTGGGTTCTTCAAATACTTTGCCATTGGCAAATATTCCACAAGAAGTTGTTGCCACAACCCCCGCTCATAACGCTGGTATCCCTGTTGGTACTGCTAATAAAACTTTATCGGTATGATATCGGAATTTGTTTTTAGGTTGTTTATAAGATTAAGTCACAATTTATTCATATCTAATTGCTGTACAACCAATGCCCCGATTCCGCAGAACGACCTTTCGCCGCCTCCCCATGAGGCTGAGACGCAGACCGAGGACGATGTATTTGAGACCTCGTCGGACCACAGTTAGATATAACAGATTTTATTAATTCAGTATGTATATCCCCGGAGCAGCATTTAAGGCCCACAAGCGCCGCCAGCGAGCAACCCAGCGTGGTCTCGCCTTTATGGGCCGTACTGCTGTTCGTGCATTTTCACGCCCTCGTACTCGGTCAGGTTGGCGTCCTCGTACCAGACTTCAAACTCATCTCCGCACTAGGGCTAGATCGTACTTTCGATAACTCCCCGAGTACGTCTGCGCTTGCGCAGACATCTCGAGCCAGCATTAGGTGACAGCTTAATATTACCTGTCACCTTGTGCACCGCACATATTTTTATAGTACTTATCACATTTTTCGTTGTAAATTAAATAGGAATTTTTCCCAAAAAATTTCTGGTTGGACTTTTTTTCTTACAAAAACAGTGAGGAAGAGCAAAATTAGTACAAAAAGTAGTTTTTGTTTGCGTCGAAACTCTGCCCTAAACTTTAATTTTATCATGTCATGCCCGCCACTGGATCTAGGAACAGAGCCTATTGCTTCACCTGCAACAACTACACCGAGGAATCGCGAGATATTCTTGCAGGATTGGATGAAGATGGGACCACCAAGTTCATTATTTACCAACCAGAGCGAGCTCCATCTACCGGGACTCGACATCTTCAGGGATACATCGTCTTTTCAAACCCCCGAACGCATGCCGGAGTCCGAGTATTACTCGGCCCACAGTTTTCCCTGCAGGTCGCCCGCGGAGACTGTGAGTCTAACGTCGCCTACTGCTCCAAGGAAGATTCACGAGATACCGACGCTGAGTTCGGTGTTATCGAGCTTGGAGATCGAGAGTCTGCCCTCGGCACCGGAGCTGGCTCGGGATCGCGTACAGATCTTGAGCGTATTGCCAAACGAATCCGTGATGGAGCTACCGAGTCCGATATCGCGGAAGATTACCCCGCGTCGTATATTATGTACACCCGTGGAATCCGAAGTTTTGCGCAACTCAAAGTTCCACGTCGCAGAGACCCACCAACTGTATATTGGTATTGGGGACCCACTGGAACCGGAAAGACGCGATCTGCGTCTGAAGAAAGCCCAGATGCTTACTGGAAGTCCGCCAGCCATACCTGGTGGGACGGATACGACGGTATAGCCGACGTCATTATTGACGATTACCGTTGCGATTTTTGCAAATTTAGCGAGTTGTTGCGTATCCTCGATCGCTACCCTTATCAGCTTCAGATTAAGGGTGGAACTCAACAGCTTAACGCTAAGCGCATTTACATCACTGCCCCCCGGCCCCCGGCCGAGATGTGGGCCTCCCGGACTGAGGAAGACTTAGGTCAACTCCTCCGAAGAATCACTGAGATTAAGTATTTTGGCCCACCTATTGAACCCATTATTATTGCTAACTAACTCATATTATATTATGTCTCATTTTGT